GAACAAGCAGTCAAAGAGAATGCAGAAAAGGGTAAGAAAAATCCATAAGGTATAAAATATGTCAAATCAATTATTCAAAAACTTTCCAGAAATACAATACACTTTATCAACAGGTAAAATTGTCACCATAAAAGACTTCTTTAGAAAGTCTATGATTGAACGAGAAGCCGTTAACAGTGTAATCAGTTATACATATTACGAGATACAAGATGGTGAAAGACCAGATGTAGTTGCAGATAGATTATACGGTGATAGTGAATTGCATTGGACATTCTTCTTAGTTAATAATATGGACAACTACTATCAATGGCATAAAGATAATGTCACATTTGAGAATTATATAAATGAAATGTATCCAGAGTATTGGTTAACTGCAAGTGATTCAACAGACATAGTATCTTCAACAAATAAGTTTCTATTAGGTGAGATTATCGAATCATCTCTACAACAAGGTAATGTCATCTCAGTTCAACCTACATTTAATAGGATAGGAGTTGCAGGTGGAAGTTGGAATGCAAATGATATAGTCACAGGAAAAGTAAGTGGTAAATCATTTACTGTATCATCAGCTGTGAGAGGACCTGATGGCATTGACCATTATGTTAACTCAGAAGGACTTAAAAGAAATACTTCTGATACAGGTTTTACACCTGTCACATATTATACACATGATTACGAACAGAATGAGGCTAATAGAAAAATAAAGGTTATTAGGCCTGAATATATAAGAAGAGTAGTATCAGAATTTGAAAAAGTAATGGCATCATAATGGCAGAAGCACCACTAAAACAAGGAGAATTCTTAGTAGAATCCTTTGCACTAATAAACCAATTCGGTGAGACTTTAGATATCTCAGGTATAGTTGGTGAATTTACTATGTCAGAAAGTATACATCGGAAGTTTGTATCAGGTGTCGTTGGTGTTGTCGATGGTCTTAATCTACTAAAGAACTATCGTTTTACTGGTCAAGAATTTATTCGTATATCAATAAAACAAAAAGAAGGAATGGGAGATACTGCAGATGCTTTATACAGTATTGATAAAACATTCAGAGTGTTTAAGGCTGATAGAATAACAAGACAATCAGAAAAAATTCAATCGTATCTATTAAGTTTATGTGAACCTAGAGTATTCAATCTTAGAAGAACAAGATTGAGTAGAACATTAAGAGGTTCTTATGATGACATGTTAGAGAATGTCTTAGTAAATGAAGCAAAGATTCCTATGGAAGAATTTGACCATTGGGAAGAAACTAAACCAGACAACTTTCAATTCATAGTTCCTAATTGGACTACAAATAAGATTATAGATTATTGTGTTAAAGAGGCAAACATAGGTGGTGATACTAACTATAGAAATAGTATGTTCTTCTTTCAAACATTAAATGGTGGATTTAGATTTAAATCAATAGATGAAATGTTTGCACAAGAATTCCCTGTTTCATTCAGTATGAAACCTAGAAACTCATCTCCAACAGAAGATATGGACTTAAATGCTCCTGGAGGTTTGAACAGTCAGATTCTTAGTTATAGAAAAGCTCAAATGTTTGATACTTTAAGGGGAACGGTGGCTGGTGCTTATGCTTCTCATATGAAAGTCTATGACCCTTTGCGTAAATTAGAATCAGAAGAACTTTACGATATGGAAGAAACATGGAAGAGAGGTAAACACTTATCTGGTTTCCCTATGATTCATAATGGTGAATATGAATACACATTTACTGCGGAAAACGCAACAGGTGAAGGAGAACCACCACAATATAGTGAAATAGATGTTGACTTACCTCCAAACCAGCATTTTAACGCGTTTTTCATTGAAGCATCTGATATGAGACATTCATATGATGACAATGCAGATATGACAGCACAAGAACTTTTTAGAGGAAAAGAAAATAGAGATAATGCAACATTAGAAAGAATTGCACTTATGGAAATCTTGTCTCAACATAGAATGGTTGTGACAGTTCCCTTTAGAACAGATATGAATGTAGGTCAAGTTATTCAATTGTCTTTACCAGCTGCTGAACCAACATCAGAAAGTGATACTTCTGATAAGTTAAATGATGATAGATATTTAATAACAGATTTAAAATTAGTTGGTGACCCAACACAATTAACAGGCACGATGACAATGGAATGTGTTAAAGAATCTTACATGGATAAAGTAGAGAATGTAAGTCCATTAGATAACACTGCAACACCGAGAGAAGTATGATAACATTTTATGGAATAGTTGAAGATAGAAATGACCCATTGATGGTCGGAAGAGTTCGTGTTCGTATCCATGGAATTCATTCTGAAAATAAACAATACATCGCAACACCTGACCTTCCATGGGCACAAGTTTTATTACCAACAACTTCTGCTGGATTATCCGGTTTAGGAACACAACATGGTTTAGTTGAGGGTTCTACAGTCTATGGATTCTTTAGAGATGGTGAAACTAAACAAGACCCTGTTATAACTCATTCGTCTGCAGGTATTCCTCAGAAAGGTTATAAAGAAACAACAAAAGATGAATTATTAAATAGAAATATTGAAAAGGGTTTTAATGACCCACGAAGATTAAAGGTTGATGACTATAAAGATACTCCTGACGGACCAAATCCTGAACAGGCACCCAATCGTTCACATGGTTTAACAAGTTCATTAGAAACTTCACCAAAAACACCGAAAGAACTTACTATTAATTACGACAACACAGGTTCTACTATCGAAGAGTTAGAGGTAACTGAGGATATGTTACCTTACTATCCTTTATATACAGATGAATCAGATTTATCTAGTATTGCAAGAGGTGGTGTTTTAGACCATGCAATTAAAGGTGATATAGTTCACCCACAAACACAAAGTATTCTAGGAGATTTTGTGGATGTCCAAGCAAAACCTGTATATCCTTACAATAAGGTTTTACAGTCCGAGGCTGGCCATGTTTTAGAAATTGATGACACACCAAAATCAGAAAGATTAAATGTTCATCATAGGTCAGGAACATTCCATGAGATTCATGCAGATGGTTCAGAAGTCACAAGAATAGTAAACAACAATTATACTGCAATACTTAAAGATGATAAAGTTTATATAGCTGGTAATACAGACTTACAAGTAGGACATGGTAATGTAAATATAACAATCAATACAGGTAATGTTGATATGAAAGTATTAAAAGGTAATGTGACCTCAGAGATTACAGAGGGTAATCTTAAAGCAGATATCCTAAAAGGAACAACAGATGTATTATCAGAAGGAAAGATAACAATTACAGGTAATAATACAACAGAGATTATATCAGACACAACAGTCACAGGAACATTACATGTGACTGGAGCTCAAACAAACGATTCAACAATACATGCAACAGGAGATATATCAACTTCTGCTGGAAATTCTCCAACACTTGCAACACATAAACACAAATCTACTTCACAAGATACAGGTGCAGGAACAAATGCTGGTAAGAAGAAAGATACTTCGGAACCTGATGCGTAAGAGGTATAAATAGATATATGGCAACCATAAAATCACAAGCAAAGAATGTAGCGGCAACTGAAGTTTATGCAGATTTAGACATGAATTTCACTGCTCACCCAATAACAGGTGATTTGACTATCAAAAAAGATGCAGATGCAATCAAACAGTCGGTAAAAAATATCATAATGACTAATTATTATGAGAGGCCATTCAAACCATCACTTGGTGGAGGTTTTAGAGACTTATTATTTGCACTTGATACTGAAAGACGAGTAAAAAGAGCACAAGTAAAAATAAAACAAGTAATTGAGGATTTTGAACCTAGAGTCACAGCAGTTTTACCTCAATTTGTAATAAAGAGAAACAACGATTTGCATGTCATAATCAATTATACGATTAAAAATGGTATGCCAAATCAAGAAGTCAATATGACACTTAAAAGGGCAAGATAATGGCAACAAAGAGTTCACAAATAAACATTACAGAATTAGATTTCGATTCTATTTCTGAAAACCTTAAATCATATCTTAAAGGTCAAGAAAAATTAAAAGATTATAACTTTGAGGGGTCAACAATGGCAACATTGATTGACTTACTTGCATATTCATCACACATAGGTGCAGTTAATACTAACATAGCTGCGTCAGAACTGTTTTTAGACTCAGCACAAATAAGAAAGAATGTAGTATCTCGTGCAAAAGATTTAGGATTTACACCTGCTTCAGAAAAGTGTTCATCTGCTATTATAGATATTGCATTGAATAATGTTTTAAAGGCCGATGGAACTTATCCGACACTTACAGAAATGACTATACCTAGAGGTCATGTTTTCCAAACAGTTTTTGATGGTGTATCATATGACTTTGTCACTACAGATACAAATAAACCAACTCAGAACAGTTCAACATTTAATTATACAGGTGTTGAGATATCACAAGGGACATATATGTCCGATTCTTTTGTTTATGATAGACAAGTTAAGAATTCTAAATTTGTTTTATCAAATGAGAGAGTTGACAGAAGTAAACTTTCAGTTGTAGTTAACTCAGCTGGAATATCTACTACATTTGCATTATCTACAGACATTTCTACAATTACAACAACATCAAATGTATATTATACACAAGAAAACGAAGAAGGATACTTAGAAATCTATTTTGGTGATGGTGTATTAGGAACAGAACTACTTGATGGTGATATTATAACTGCAACATATATTGTAGTTGATGCAGACCACGCTGATGGTGCAAAAAACTTTCAACAAATCACATCAATAAATGGTTATTCAGATTCAGTTATAACAACAACTACTAATTCAACAGGTGGTGCAGAGAAAGAATCAATAGAATCAATTAAGTTTAAGGCAAATAAATTCTTTACATCACAAAACAGATTAGTCACATTAAATGACTATAAAGCAAAAGTAAGTGAATACTATCCAAACGCAGATGCAGTTGCAGTATGGGGTGGGGAAGATAACAATCCACCACAATATGGTAAAGTATTTCTTGCAATCAAACCTAAAAATTCAGACTACTTAACAGAAGTAGAAAAGGCAGATGTTGTTAAGAAACTAAATTCATTGAATATGGTAACTGTAAGACCAGAGATTGTGAATCCAGAAATTATTAAGATTCTTATCTCATCAACATTTAAATACAATAACAACTTTACAACACTATCAAAAGGAGAGTTGGAACAATTAGTCAATACAACAATCAATACATATGATTCAGACCATTTATCTAACTTCGATAGTATATTCAGACATTCAAACTTAGTAAAGGATATTGATGAAACAGATACATCAATTCTTTCTAATATAACAAACATAAGATTGAAGAAATCAACAAGTCTTACTTTAAACAAAAAGATTGGTTATACAAACGATTTTGGTAACCCTTTCTATCACCCAAATGCACAATACAATAAAGCTTTAGGTGGTATATTATCTTCAACTGGATTTAAGGTTACAGGAGATTCTGTAAACACACAATATTTTGATGACGATGGAGATGGTAATCTGAGAAGATACTATCTTTCTGGTTCAACAAGAATCTATAGTGATACGACTGCAGGAGTAGTCGACTACACTACAGGTAAAATAACAATCAATGCGTTGATGTTTACCTCAACAGTAAATACCAATACAACGATTGATTTCACAATCATACCAGACAGCTACGATGTAGTTGCAACTAGAGGTTCTCTTGTAGATATCTCTTCTGCTGATGTCACGGTGAAAGGTGAAATAGACACCATCGCAAGTGGTGAGAGTAGTGCTGGGGTTGGATTTAGTTCAACATCTAGTTCTACATATTAAGGTATTCATTATGAATAAAGTGGTCGCGAGTCCCGCGAGTAGTTTCCCATTAATTTGGATTATATAAAAGGAGAAAAAAATGGCAGATAAAAAAATATCAGCACTATCAGCAGTAGCAGATTCAGCAATTGGAGCTGATGACTTACTACACATTGTAGATAACCCAGGTGGAACACCTGTAAACAAAAAGATGACTATTGGTCAATTGTTTGAAAATATCCCAACTCACTTAGCAGTTGACGATATTGTCACACATACGGCAACTAGTTCAACATTAGCAGCTCAGTTCTGTAATATCTTTAATCTAACAGCTACATCTAAAGTAGCTTTTGATTTAGGAGTTGGAACACAAACTGGACAGTTAATGGTCTTAATCATGTCAGCTATCGGTTCAGGCGGTTCAGCTGCTGTGACTGTTAGTTCATGGGGTGGTTCAACTGATACTACAGAACAAATTACACTTAATGCTGTGGGTGAATCCTGCATTCTTATGTGGAATGGTTCAAAGTGGTTTGCAATTTCAAATAATAATTGCACAATAACATAAGAGTAAACTAAATGTCTCACGAATCATTATCAGCAGATAAAATAACACAAAGACTGCATACAATCTTACCAGAACATGTAAGAGATGATGCACCAGCTTTTTCGGCATTTTTATCTGCATATTTTGAATTCTTAGAGAGAGAGGTTATAACTCTTAAATCACAAAGCGATTTAGACGGTATTGCTTTAGAAGACGGTCAAGGTGCTCTACTTGTAGAGACTGCGACCGTCTCACCGTCACCAGATGAGAACTCATCTAAAATCATAAACGAGTCGACACCGACAAATCCAAATGTAAGTGCGGAACCTCTTACAGTTGGAGAATATGTTTATGGAAAAGAAAATGGTTCTATTGCAAGAATAGATGTCATCAACGGTGATACATTATATGTTTCTACTGTTTCAGGAAATGGTTTCTCTAAGAATGAAGTTATTGAAGGAAGAAATAGTCTGCAATCTGCAGTTGTTGAATCATATAAAGAAAACAGTATACTTGCAAACAATCGACTATTAGACTATTCTGATATCGACCATACAACAGAAGAATTCTTACAATACTTCCAAAAAGATTTCTTACCATCGATTGATTTATCAAAACTAAAAAACAAAAGATTAACAATCAAAAATATTTCTGATTTATATCAGAGAAAAGGAAGTGAAGAGTCAATCAAATTCTTAATGAGACTCTTATACGGTCAGGATGCAGAAGTTAGATATCCTGACAACGAAACAATTTATGTATCTGAATCAAATTACAACGAAGAAAGAAGATTAGTTTTACAGATGCCTGATGAAAAGGTACCTGCAGAAACAGATAGACTAACTTACTTAGATTCAGATGGCAAGACTATACTTGCAGAAGCAAATATAGAAAGAATAAACACACTTGCAACCAATATTTACTCATGTAGTATATCCAGAAATCACTATGGAACTTTTGTAGAAAACACAACAGTTAATGTTTTAGATAGAGATGGTATTACAAGTTATACAGGAACAGTTCTAGGTGTTAATACAGGAATTAATACATCAGGTGGTTCATCTACTTATGTGGGTCAATTCAATGATGACGATGGCCATGGTATTCTCTTAGCAGAAGATGGTTCTGGTATTCTTATGGAGAAATCTACAATAGGTTCTCTATATTCAATGAATGACAATATCATCTTTACAGGTTCTAAAGATGATGCAGGAGTTGTAGACTCAACTGCAAGAGTTGATATACTATCAGACGGACCTGTTAAAGAAATTATTGTTGAAGCTGGTGGTATAAATTACGAAGCTGGTGAAATGGTCGTCTTTGATGAGACTAACACAGGTGGTAATTCTGCAGAGGGAATCATTGGTGCAACTGGTGATGAAATCATATTAGAGAATGCTACACTTTGGGGTCAATTTGAATTTATTGCAACAGCTGGTCAAACTTTATTTGGTGGTGCAGGTGTAAAAGATGTCAACGGAAGATATGTATTCTTTAATGACCACACTGTTAAAGTCTATAGAGATGGTTTAATACAAACAGACCCAGGTGATGGTTCAGTCTTTACACTTAAAAACGATAGAGTCACATTTGCAGCTGGTCAATCTGCAGGAACAAAAATTGAAATTGTTACCGAATCAAATAGACTATTACACGAAACAGGAAAACCAATAACACTAGATGCCTACGATGATGGTGGAACTATCGTCTCAGATGACGGAAGAATTAGAAGAGTTGAAATCTTAAATGGTGGTGTAGGATATCAACAAGTTCCAGAAGTAAGTCCTGGTGGTTATTTATATTTTGATAAAGGTGTTGCTGAGACATATACAATTGGTGAAACAGTCACAGGTTCAATATCAAATGCAACTGCAATAGTTCTTAGAACAGATGCTAAAAACAAAAGAATAGTAGTAAAAAGAAGTCATACAGACCCAAATGCTTTTCAAACCAACGAACAAATAACAGGTTCACTTTCATTAGTTGCAAAGATAAACAGAAAATCTACTGTTGCAACAGGAACAGGTGCAAAACTTCTTTCATATTCAGATGAAATTGGTGGTGCTGAATCAATTAACATAATAGGACAAGGTTATAACTTTGATTCAGATGGTATTGTTTCATCAGAATCAGACTTCCCTATGTTGATTTCTACACCTAGTGCAACACCTACAAGAGACACAGTAATAACAGGTGCTACATCAGCCACAACTGCAAAGGTTGTGAGTTATAACGCAGCGAGACAGATTTTAACATATAAAGATTTATCAGGTGAGTTCTTAGAAGGAGAAACAATAACATATAATGTTAATGATAAGTTCTCCGTCTTTAAATCAGACCCAATTTCAGGAAGAGGAAGATTTGCTGGAGAGGGAAATATAAATGAAGGACTATTAGGTGATAAAGGAACATTAGACGCTTCTGCAGCTAATATACAAGACGGTTATTATTATCAAACACATTCATATGTTGTTAAAGTTGGTGAATCAATTAACAGTTGGAGAAGTGTATTAAAAGACTTAATACATCCATCTGGTCATATCTTCTTTGGTGAAGTTGCAATTAACTCATCAATCAATACAGTTGCAGATGAACAATTTAGATTTAGACCAACACTTATAATGAACTTAGATGTTGGTATTGCAGTTCCAAATGCCTTTGCAAATTCTTCAAGAGTTGTAAATCTTTGGACTACAGACAGTGAAGTCACAGCTGCTGGTGCAATGATGCAATTATTAGAAGCAGGTATTCCTGGAATAAATGTAGATACATCAGGTATATTAAACACAACAGATACAACAAATAGTGCAGGACAAAGTTTAGGTGCAAGGTCAGAATTCTATGACACTTCACATAGGTCAAGACACATCAACCTTAATATTATAAACTCTTTTGCAACAGTGACAACAAATCATGCAAAAGGTTCCAATGCTGGTCTACCAACAGCATTATCATTAGATTCTTCGGACCATGATTACTTAATAAGAAGTCCAGAAAGAAGACCTGCAGACCAAGGTAAAATTTTCCAACTTGGTTCTCTAGTTGATGAACAACTAATACTTGAAGATGGTGGTCTTATTGAATTAGAAGAAGAAGTATGTAAAGTGAGAATGGAACCTGATGAAAATGCAAGAGTTAAAGGAGATTATGGTGATGTCTTCACAATGGAAGACGGAAGTATATTCAGACTTGAAAGTGCAACTACAGATGAACCTGTTCATTACTTTACGACTGAAAGGTCTATAGAATTGGCAGGAAAATATCTTAGAATGGAAGATAATGAAAGAATCTGTATGGAAGATGGAGACATACTAATTGATGAAGAGAACTCAGAAAATGGCATAGTCAGTTTCGTTCCTTTAGGGTCTCGATTTAACACTATAAATACAATTAGTGAACAAGACACTTATCGAATATCATATCATATGAGGCAAGAATCTGGTAACGCAGCTAACAATAGTGGTGGTATTAATATAGAAGGCCAAGGTAGTGGAACAAATCCATCTTATAATGGTGACAATATAATAATGGAAGATAATTCAGGTAGTGTATTGATGGAAGAGTCAATAAAAGAGGGATTGAGAATATCAGACTTAGAAACTTATTATCCTAAGTTCTATGTATCAGAATACGACAATCACAGAAATTTAAGAACAAATTTAACATTTAATGCTTATGTTAAGTCGGCCACGACATAAATAGTATTAAAGAAAATTATAATCTGAGGAGATTAAGAAAATGGCAGCAATAATAACAGAGAAGTTTCGTGTTCATAATGCGAGACAATTCAAAGAAGACTTTGGTGAAGCAGAATCATCAACATATGTTTTCATAGGTCGTTCATCATCATGGGCAGACGATAATAGTCCACCAGCACCTGCAAACGGACCTGGTGAAGAAATACAAGCATGGGAAGACATGTTGGCACTTAAAAAAGTTGACCCAGCAGATGTATCTCATGGTATAACAAGATATAACTGGACATCAGGAACAAAATACGATGAGTATTCACATGATTACAGTGCAACAAATAAAACACCTGCAACAAACAAAGATAGTTTGTATGAAGGAAGATTTTATGTGATGACTGATGAATATCATGTCTACAAATGTATCAGAACAGGAAGAGATAGTTCAGGTGCAGTTGTAAACTCAGTAAACAAACCAACAGGAACAGATGTATCAGTTCTATTTGAAGGAACACCAGCTGATGAGGGTGGAACAGACGGAATGCCTTATCTTTGGAAGTATATGTATACTATATCTGCTTCAGATACAATCAAGTTCGTGACTAACGACTTTATACCTGTTAAGACATTAGGTGCAAAAGAAGGTATTTTTGGAACTCATACAAACGGTGGTCTGAACTCCTCAGCAGACAACGATAGTTCACAACAATATCAAGTAGAGACAAATGCTGTCGATGGTTCAATTTTACATATTAAAGTTGACAATCCAGGTTCTGGATATACAGATGGAACTTACACGAATGTCGATATCGATGGAGATGGTTCATCTGGAAAATGCACTGTTAAGGTAGTTTCAGGTGGTCTAAGAGAAATCGATGTGACTAACCGAGGAAGTTTATATAAACAAGCATCTATTGATGTTGCGGGTATATCAAGCATCGGTGGTGGTTCAGGTGGAGTTGCAACTCCAGTAATATCACCTCAGTTCGGACATGGTGCTGACCCTGTAGAAGAATTAGGTGGAAACTACATCATCGTTAATTCAAGATTAGAATTCAATGAGGGTGCAGGAGATTTCCCTGTAGATAACGATTTCAGACGAATTGGTCTATGTCAAGACCCATTTGCATTTGGAACAACAAACAGAGCAACTGCAGCTACTATGTTTGCTTATGGCAAAATGACTTTATCTGCAATTGGTTCACTTGGTGTAGATGACTTAATACATAGTGCATCATCTGATGGTTCTGGTGTGGCTGCGGCTAGAGTAGTTTCAATTTCAGGAACAGTAGTATCATTTTTACCAATCGCAAACAGTGCGGGTGGTTATGTAGACTTCGTAGCAGGAAATACAGTTCACAAAATAGGAGTTGGTTCAATCGGAACTATAAACTCTTCAAGTATGGTGAATCCAGAGGTTGCAAAACATACAGGTAGAATGATGTATATTGAGAATAGAGGTGCGGTAACTCGTGCAAGTGACCAGATTGAAGATATCAAACTGATTATCGAAATGTAATTCATGGGAGTCAAAGGACTCCCATATATAAAATTTAGGACAAACAATGGCAGAGAAAACTGATTTAAATATATCACCCTATTACGATGACTATTCAGAAGATAAGAACTTTCAAAAAGTTCTTTATCGTGCTGGTAGACCACTTCAAGCAAGAGAATTAACTCAGTCTCAATCAATTTTACAAAATCAAATTGAAAGATTTGGTGACCACTTCTTTAAAGAGGGTTCTATAGTATCTGGTGCTCAATGTGATGTTGACATGGACTTATACTATGTTAAAGTAAAGTCTGCTAATCCAAATTCCTCAGGTGATGCAAGTATCGAAACATTCAGAACTGCATCACATGGTTTACATATTCAAGGTAAAACATCAGGTGTTGTTGCAAAGATTATAACATCAACTGCTGAAACATCAGATGATAAAGCGACACTATTTGTTTACTACTTACAACAAGGAACAAATACAACCAATGATTTTGCATTCACACCAAATGAAGAATTACAACTAGTCACATTAGATGGTTCTGGTAATGTATCAGATATTGGCACAAACAACAATGACTTTCAGGTAGAAGTTGAAACAGAAACACCAAATGGTCGTGCTTCTATAGCAAACATCTCAGAGGGTGTTGTCTTTAGTAGAGGTTTCTTCCTAAAAGTTGACAAACAAGAACTCATACTTGAAAAGTATTCAGGTAAACCAAGTTATAAAGTTGGTCTCTCTATTGTAGAATCGTTTGTTGATTCTGCAGAAGATAACACACTAGAAGACAATGCAACAGGAACATCAAACGAAAACGCTGCAGGTGCAGATAGATTTAAAGTTGCATTAACCCTAACAAAACAATCATTAACTACCTCAGATGATACAAACTTCATCGAACTAACAAGAGTTAATCAAGGTGTTATTGAACTACATGTCAATAGACCTGTTTACAATGAAATAGAAAATACACTTGCAAGAAGAACATTCGATGCAAATGGTGATTTTGTTGTAAAACAATTCACTCAATCAATGAGAGAACATTTAGATGATACTACTAACAGAGGATTCTATACTGCAACAAATGGTGGTAAAGAAGACCAATTTGTTATGCAAGTATCTCCAGGTAAAGCATATGTTAAAGGTTACGAAGTAGAGAAGATAGGAACTTCTATAATACCTATAAACAAAGCAAGGTCTACTGCAACTTTAACATCAACAAATACTCCTATTAGATTAGGAAACAGATTAAGAGTCACAAAATTACATTCATTACCAGAATTTGGTAATGAATCAGGAACAGATGCACAAGACCCATTTCAAACTTGTGAATTATTTCCTAGTGCGGTTGCATCACAAGGTGTAAAGAATAATGAAAACCCAATTGGTTATGCAAGAGTAAGAGATGTAGTTCATCATTCAGGTGTAGATTCATCTAATGTCTATGGTGATGATGCACAATTTGATTTATCTATGTTTGACATTAAGATGTTTACACAATTGTCTTTCAGTAGTGTAGCTAGTAATACTGAGGTCAAAGTTGGAGATAAAATTACAGAAACAAATAGTGGAGTTCCGACAGGTGCTTCAGGTATTGTAGCCGTTTGTGACAGCACAAATAATGTCTACATGTTGCACGATGTTATTGGACAATTTACAGTAGGATATGGATTATCTTCCTCAGGACAAACTGCCCACACTAAATCAAATGCAGCGGGAATAACAGCAGTTAGAAATTATAACATAGATAGAGTTCGTTCTATATATCAAGAACCTTTGGCTACATCTAGTAGAGAAGAGTTCACTGCAAATGTTATAACAAACTCAGAATTTATATTAACAGGAACAGTTCAATTTACAGCTAGTTCAACTGCATTAACAGGATTTGGAACTGCATTTACAAGAGAACTAAAAGAAGGAGATGTTGTTTACAATCCTTCAGGTTCAGGTCAAGAAAGAATTGTTGCCTCAGTCACAGATAATACAACTGCTGTTCTTACAGCAAATTCAACAGCTGCTTTCCAAGGAAATGTCACAAGACGAAGAGCTGCTTTAATTGACCAAGACCAATCTGCAAGTATATTCAGTTGGCCTAGAGATTGGGTTAAAGACCATACACCAGACCAAGTAAAAGTAAGAAGACAAAAAGTTGTGACAGTCACTTCAAATTCTTTCACTCTTAATGTTGGTTCTAGTGAGTCGTTTGATTCAAATCTTCCTACTACTGATGATTTAACGATTGCAGTTATTGAAGCTGGTTCAGGTTCTTCTGCAAAAGCAGTTGGTGACTTATTGAATGTAGAAGATTACACTAAAACAGCAGGCACAGGAACATTATCAATTGGTGGTTTTCATTCAGACGATAACGATGCAGTATTAAAAGTCACATATACAGTTGACATTAATACACCTGTTAACAGAGATAAAACATTACACAAAAACAGATGTCTGAAAGTAGGAACTGCTTCAGGTAATAATGGTTTCTATGGAACTAATTACAACGATAAAGAAATATCACTTGGTGTTTCAGATGTATTTAAAGTAAGAGGTATATATGAAGGAGTTGATAATACTCCTCTAACACCAAGTGCAACATTTACAATCACATCAGGAGCATTTACAAACCATGAAGTAATCATTGGTCAAACATCAGACGCAAGGGCAGTATTAGTCACAAATAATGGTAATGCAGCTACAAGTTATTTCTATTATACAACACCAGAAAGATTTATAGATACTGAGGTTATTACTGGTAAAGATTCAAGTGCAACTGCAACACTAACAAATGTTAATGCAGGTTCTCCAGACATCACAAGTAGATACTTCTTTGATGATGGTCAAAGAGATGGTATGTATGACTTAGCAAAATTAACACTTAAATCTGGTGAACCAGTTCCACAAGGACCGATTCTAATAGTATTTGATTACTTTACAGCATCAAACGCTGGTGATTTCTATGATGTAAATTCATACAGTAATATTGACTATAAAGATATACCTGTTTACTCTCCAAGTAGAGTTGACTTAGGTGGTTTAGAACCAGACGGAACATTCGAACTATCAGATTGTGCAGACTTTAGACCAAATTGTGGTCAAGTATTTGCATCTTCAACATTTAAAACCGATTTACAACATAATGTTGCAAGTCCATTAGACTTATCTCATACAACTAATGGTGCAAGGTATTCTCCATTTTCATATGATGAGGGTCGTTCATTTGCATCTAGTAGAACAAACATAACAGCTGCTAATGCAAGTGCTGTAGACTCACCTGTTAATGGTTCAAATATGACTGGTGCTATTGACTTCTATGTTGGAAGAATAGATAAAGTGTTTATGCACAAAACAGGTCAGTTCATGGTATCAACAGGTATTCCTTCGTTGACACCAACCAAACCAAAAGCAATCGATGATGCAATCGAAATGTTTGAACTGAGAATACCACCTTACACGAACAATCTAAAAGATATTAGAGTAAGGTCACATGACCATAGACGATATACTATGAAAGATATCGGTAAGATTAATAATAGGGTCACAAACTTAGAAAGAATTACTGCATTATCTTTATTAGAAAAAGACACACAAACAAAACAAATTTTAGATGCAGACGGATTTGATAGATTCAAATCAGGTTTCTTAGTAGATAACTTTAGAGGTCATAGAGTTGGTGATGTAAATCATCCAGACTATAATGTTTCTATTGATGCAAAATTAGGTGCAATGAGACCTAAATCATATTCACAATTCTTTGATTTAGATTTAGATACTACTGCATCATCAAACTATACTAAGACTGGTGATTTAATTACATTACCATTCTCAGAATTATCATATGTAAACCAAGATAAAGCATCAAGACAATTGAATGTTAATCCATATCATGTCTTTGCATTCGATGGTCAACTTAAATTAACACCTGGTACCGATATATGGCAAGACACAGAACAATTACCAGAAGTAAGAGTTAATAGAGAAGGAAACTTTGATGCTGTTATGGCTGAAAACGATAATGCCTTAGGAACAGTTTGGAATAACTGGCAAACAACATGGGCAGGAGAACCAACTGCAGTAAGTTCAGAAGTTCAAGCAACTTCAAATGGTTCTTGGTCAGGAGACCCAGCACAAGGTGGTGAATGGGTTGCAGGTTTACAAGTCACAAGAGAAATTACAGAAACACCTGAAACACAAACAAGAACAGGTGTGACAACAAGTGTTGTTGAAGACTTTGTAGAAACAAGAAACGATAGAGTCGTATCAGTATCAATGATACCATTCTGTAGAGCAAGAACAATTGAAATAGATGCAACGAACTTAAAACCAGGTTCAAATCACTATGTCTTCTTTGATAACATCGATGTAAATAAATTTGTAAGACCTTATAATGCAAGTTATTCACAAGACGGTGGAACTACAGTATCATCAGGAGTTAAGACAGACGGAAACGGAAGATGTCGTGCATATTTTGAATTGCCTAATAGTAATGCACAAAGATTCCCTTCAGGAATGAGGGAGATGATGATTACAACATCTGCATTCAATCTATCTAATCCAGCTTCAAGTGCTAGTGTTATATATCAAGCACAAGGACTATTACAATCTTCTCAAACAGAAATAGTATCAACAAGAAATGGTCGAGTAATTACAGAAAGAACAAGAGGAGAAAGACAATTTACAAGAAGAGGTGAGAATATAAACTCAACTGAGTGGGATTCACAAGCACCAGAAATACCAGTAAATGATGTTGTTGTGACTCCACCAAGTTCACCGATAGTTCCACCTCCAGTAGAACCACCAATTCCTGTGCCAGCACCAATACAACCTCCACAATTGGAGTCATTCCCTGCTACTGGTGTAGACAGAAGATTCATAACCAGATTAGATGGTGGTGGAAGAGGTGGTTGGAAAGACCCATTAGCACAATCATTCATGTGTGAACCACAAGGTGGAATGTTCTTATCATCAATCGATTTATACTTTGCAACTAAGTCAGATAACTTACCTGTATCTGTAGAAATCAGAAATATGGTAAACGGATATCCAGGTCAAACAGTATTACCATTCTCAGTAGTCACTAAGAATCCAGGAGATGTTAATACATCATCAGATGGTTCAGTGGTAACAACATTCACATTCGAATCACCAGTTTATATAGAAGAGGGTGCAGAAATGTGTTTCGTTGTTCTATCTAACTCAAATGATTACGAAGTATTCATTTCAAGAATGGGTGAATCAGATATAATTTCTGGTGAGACAATATCAGGACAACCTTATGCAGGTTCTTTATTCTTATCTCAGAATGCGTCAACATGGACTGCAGAACAAACAGATGATATGAAGTTCAACATGAAGATATGTTCATTCGATACAACAAAAACACCTGATTTAAGATTTAATAATAGTGCATTACCAACACACACATTACAAAACAATCCAGTAGAAGCATTCTCAGGCAAAAACTTTGTTAAAGTTTATAACTACTCACATGGAATGTATACACCAAATTCAAGTGTGACACTTGCAGGATTAACAGGAGACAAACAAGGTTCTGCCTTAACTGTTGATACATTTACTACATCAGGAAGTCCAACTGCATCTTCAACATTTGCTGATAAAGCACAAAGTTCAACATCTGGTCAAGGTTCAGGTATGGTAGTAGAACTTACTACAGATGCTTCTAGTCCACCTGTAGTCACAGGTGTTAAGATAAAAGACCCAGGTCAAGGACATGTAGTTGGAGATGTTATTACTATCGAGAATTTTGAATCAACACATGATTGCACATTTAGAATTGCCTCAATCGGAGAGACAATTGGTGGTATGCCAGTAGATGCTATAAACGCATCATTCACTGCCATTAAAGAAATTGGTATTGATTCATTCTGCGTGACACCAGATGTATCATCATATCACTTCGTATCAAATTATACTGCACCTGCATCAACAGTAAGTGGTGGTTCAGTTGCAACATCAACAAGAAACTATTACTTTGATACACTGCATACTATGATACCTAACATTCAATTTAAAAACACAAGAATATATTCAAGTGTTTATATGTCACCAATGCAATCACCAGAAGGATTTGTTGGTGGTGGTGCAAACTATGTTAAGAAAACAGTCACAGAATTTATAACACTAAATGATAATAGTCATTTTAGTAATTCACATGTTGTTGCATCTCCAGTAAATGAATCTGCTTACAATGGTAACACAAAATCATTTACTGCTCAGTTGCAATTACAATCATTTAATTCTAACTTATCACCTGTAGTCGATGTAGGAACATTGGGTGCTATTGGTATTATGAATAGATTGAACAATATTGATAGTGCAACAAGTAAGAAAATAGATACAACTACAAATTCATTACCAGAAGGAACAGTATATGTTGCATCAACTGAACCTGAGGGTGATAATAATGCAATGGTATATTGCACAAGAAAAGTTAATTTAAAAACACCTGCAACTGCATTAAGAGTCACAGCAGATTTATTTAAACCTGCAACAGCAGATATCAAGTTTATGTATAAGATTCTAAAGAATGATGAATCTACTCCTTGGGACGATTTGGGTTGGGAATTCTTCAACACTGATGGTTCACCAGATGCAACACTTGAATCAGATGCAAGAAACTTTAAAGAATATGATTATACTGCAGAAGGACTTGCAGAGTTTTCATCATTTGCAATTAAGATTGTAGGACAAGGAACAAATACATGTGAAATACCGTTAGTAGCGGCTTTAAGATGTATTGCATTAGCAACATAATATTATGGAAGAGTATGCACAAGTTGAAGGACATTCTAATCTTTTAAGAGATGAAGAATCTTCTGCAATTGTAAATACAGACATTGAACAATGGAAACTTGCAAAACAAAGAAAATTGCGTTTTCAAAACCAAGCGAAAGAGATAAATAGTTTAAAGAGTGAAGTTGGTGAAATTAAAAACCTACTTAACGATATATTAGGAAAGTTAAATGGCTAAAACCGTAGATAATTACAGCACAATAAACGAATTCAGAGAGAGATATAATGAACTTGCCACAGATGTAGGTGAGGTTTCAGGATTAAGACCTGCGTTAGGAGAAAATCTTGTTGATGCCGTTAACGCAGTAGAAGATAAAGCATTCTATTTTGGAAAGTATAGATATGTTGCAACTGCAGGACAACAAACATTCACAGGTGCAGATGCAAATGGAAACACTCTTAAATATAAAGGAAATAGAGTTCAAGTATTTAAGAATGGTTCGTTATTAGAAGAACAAACTGATTGGCAGGTTGGTGGACTTGCAGGTGCTTTCTATTATGACATACAATTGATATCGGCGGCAAGTGCTAATGATTTAATACAAATCTATGCTTACACAGGTTCTTTTGAAGGAACTGCTACATCAACTGCAATACTTTCATTCTTTACAGAAACATTACAGAACACAATCTATAACACAAATTCAAATGGTGTTATACTTCAAGGAGATAATTCATCTCCTACAACAACCTTACAAGGTGGATATACTTTACAACTTGCAGGTAAAACTTATGCAGAAGATGACCTAACACTTGCAACAGGTAAACTATTAACTGCACCTACTATGACTGATGGCACTTTATCAATCGATAATGGTAACATAACAGCTGCGGTCAATGGAACATTCTCAGCACAAGTTCAAGCAGAACACTTAAAATCAACAGATGATTTAGAAGTAGCCGAAGATGCAACAATTGGTGGTGACTTAGGAGTCACTGGAACTGCAACAGTAGGAACTTTGTCATCAGGTGGTATAACAGGAACAACTGCAAGTTTTACAGGAAATGTAGACTTAGGAAGTGATGCAAATGATACAGTATCAATTCTTGGTGTTGTAGATACAAATATAATACCTAATTCAGACAATACTAGAACATTGGGTTCTTCTACAAAGAGATTTCAGAGTTTACATGCAACAACTATTACTGCAACAACATTAAATGGTGAACTAGTAGGTAATGTAAAAGGTGATATCCTTAAAGATGACGGAACCAAAATTTTAGAAAACTCAACAGGTGCGTTGACTGGTACCGTTTCTAGTGTTTCAAATCATGCAGCGTCAGGATTATCAGATATTAATTATACATCATCACCAGCTGCTGGTCAAGTCTTAGCATGGGATGCCTCAAACAATTATTGGGAACCTGTTAACCCTACAAATACAACAGACTCAGTATCAGAGGGTTCAAACAATTATTACTTTACAGATGATAGGGTCAATGCAATCATTAATGCTAATGCAGGTTTAGCCAAATCATATGCTACCAACACAGGAAATTCTTTGGATGGTGACATAAATATTAGTGTTAACACCGCAGAAGGAGTCAAAATTGATGGTGATAATGTGGTGATGGACAAAACAATAGTAAGTTCAGCTCCTTCTGGAGTTGGGTCGACATCATCAGGTCACTTATGGTTTGTAGTATAAATTATGTCAGAGAAAATTTATGTAAATACTGGTTCGACCTTTCAACAACCATTTAATGATAGGTCACCTAAGAATGCTCAGCAACCTTATATAGCTAATGCTCAGACTCCCTATATAGCTAATTCACAAACACCCTTTACATATTCAAATAGACAACCTGCAAAGTATCAGAATCCAACTGATGCTCAGCAACCTTATATAGCTAATGCACAACAGTCGTATCCATATATTGCTAATGCAAGACAACCTTACATAGCTAACGCACAACAACCTTATCCATATCAGGCAAATAGTCAGAATCCTTATATTGCGAATGCAAGGCAACCTGCGAAGTATCAACATCCGACATCTTCTCAGACTCCTTACATAGCTAATGCACAGACACCGTATCCTGCTAATGCAAGACAACCTAGTGATTATCAAACACCTTATATTGCAAATTATCAAACAGCGTATCCTGCAAATGCGAGACAACCTGTAGATGCTCAACAACCTAGTAATAGTCAAACACCATATCCTGCAAATGCTAGGCAACCTGCAAAATATAGAAACCCATTTACATATAATGCGAGGACTCCAGCATCTTCACAAACTCCTGTAACCTATGATGTGTGGGGTGGGGGAAATGCTCAATCAACATCACAATTAGAAACCACAACTGATGTGTCAGCACCTATGGCACCCTTTTCACAAATGCCTACTTTTAATTACCAGACTGTAGGTCAACCAACATCAATTCATTGGGGTCCAGGTTCAACACATATAAAAAATAGTCCAAATTCATCATATGCTCCAACAACTGCACCTATGATTTGGAGTACCCAGCAATATAACACTTATAATTACAGTTTCGGTTCTTGTTGGGCTCAGTTCTTTATTGGTTATGAATCTAGTTCAGGCAAAGTTTACTACGGTTATGGTGCGGGTAATTCTCAATTCGGAGGCACAAGTGTTGGCACCTCTGGTAATAGAGTATATTTACCTTTAACTGAATTAAGTAATAATAATGTTATTGATAGTTCTTGGTCAATATCAGTCAAATATACAGTTCAATCACAAAGTATAGTTCAAGGTGGTACATCTTCTCAACATCCAGCTAGTCCGAGTTATGGTACAGGTTTAGCTGCTGGAACATATGTAAACATATGGGATGGTTCTTCTGTTCAAAGTAGTGGCATTGAAACATTCATGTGGGAGGCGGTATCATCATCTAACCCAGGAAATGGAGATGCAAGGGTTTCTGCAAGTGGTGTAGTATTTACAGTTAAGGCACATAAGACTGGTCAAACATCATACTATACACATTATATTGTAGCACAACATGGAGCTGGTACCAGCTCACCTTTTGGTGAAATATATTTGAGGTCACTCTATGGTAATAACCATGCACCAGTATAAGGAGATGAGAAGATATGCCTACAGTTAGTCAACCAGTCATAATTCAGCAACCTTATATTGCAAGTGGTCAATCGCCGGTCGATTATAGAGTTCCGTTTACATATCAGGCAAGACAACCTGGAACATATAGACACCCCTTTACATATCAAGTTCCGTTTACATATCAGGCAAGACAACCTGGAACATATGATGCAAGGCAACCTGCAAAGTATCAACACCCATTTATATATCAGGCACGACAGCCTTCTACATATCAGGCAAGACAACCTGCTATATACAGACATCCGGCAGATTATCAAACACCATTTACATATGCTCGTAGACAACCGGCAACATATGCAAGACAAGGTCAAACTCCGTTTACATATCAAGCAAGAACACCTTTCACATATGATAGACAAGGTCAAACACCATTTACATATCAGGCAAGAAGTCCGTTTACATACAGAAATCCAACAGACTATCAGACACCTTATATTGCAGATGCAAGACAACCTGGAACATATTCTAATAGACAACCATCCACTTATCAGAATAGACAACCATTCACATATCAACTTTCGGTTCCAAGCACAAGACCAATAGGTCCTTTGGCAAAAGCAAAACAAGTTTGGGTAAATGATAACGGAACTTTAAAAAAGGCAAGTAGTGTATATGTAAATGATGGTGGAACGGCTAAAAAGATACATCAAACACAACCTACAGCACAATTAACAGAACCTAATACCTAGAGTTCTTTTTTCGTATAAATAGTTATATGGCTATTATCGCAAACTTATATATTGACCAAGGAACAGACTTCACAATTACAGTTGATGTCACAGACGCTGCTGGAGATGTTCTTAATTTGACTAACTATTCTGCGCTTGCACAAGTAAGAAAAACATATAGTTCTTCTAGTGCTTCAGTAGCATTTACTACTTCGATATCAGCAGCTCAAGGTCAAGTCACATTAAGTCTAAATGATACACAAACAAAAGCTTTAGAAGCAGGTCGATATGTTTACGATTTAAATATCACAAGTGCTGGTGGGATAACTACTAGAGTTGTCGAAGGACAAGCAATAGTGACACCAGGAGTAAGTCGGAGTTAATTATGTCGAACATTAAAGGAACAGTTTCAAGAGTTGTAGGTATCTCAGGTAGAGTTGGAGGCACAGGAAACATTCGTGCTAAACAAGTCCAAGTTGGTTCAGGTGGAGGTGCAGACTTATCAGCAAAATCTATAAATGAACTTGCAGATGTTAATGCAACTGAAACAGATGATGGTCTTCTTTCATATGACCAAGCATCAGATAAATGGACAACCACTACTACGATAGACGGCGGAACATTTTAAAAAGTTTTAATATATTATGGATGAATGGTCACCTTTGCGTGAAATCATTGTAGGCACACTTCAAGGTTTCGAAGAACATAATCACTATTCATCATATCATTCCTCAAATAAATTCATTAAATCATTATATGATGAAGCAGAAGAGGGTCTACAAACATTTCAAAAACTATTAGAGAAAGAGGGTGTAATTGTTCATCGTCCTCGTGGTTTTTGTTATAATGTAAGAGATTGTGCTGTAGTATTAGGTGATACTATTGTTGAGGGTTCTATGAGATATGAAGAAGAGTATCTTTGGTTGGAATCTTTAAGACCAATATTCTTAGAAAGTGATTTAAATTATTTGATAGGTCCTAAACCCACATGGAAAAATGACGAACCCATATTTGATGGTGCAAATCTTTGTAAACTAGGAGATAGTGTTCTAATTGCAATTAATGAAACTGCAAATGATAAAGGAAAAATGTGGTTAGAGAAAACATTTCCAAATATAAACTTCAATTCAATAAATCTAAAAGAAGATGTATCTCATATAGATACAACTATAGTTCCTATATCTTCTAATACTGTTTTATTAAACTCAAATAGATTAGACGAAGATACACTTCCATCTGTATTGAATGATTGGAATAAAATATGGGTTAAAGAAGAAGATTTAGTAGATGAAGCTAAAATGTTTGGATTTAAATATGGTGCAAGTAAGTGGATAGGTATGAATACTCTTTCTCTTAATGAGAATACACTATTCATTAGTGAAGGACAAGTAAAACTTATAGACATATTAGAGAGTAAGAACTTTAATTGTATACCTGTTCCTTTAAGATATACCAGAGAACTTTGTGGTGGTTTACATTGTTGCACTTTAGACCTGGTTAGAGAATAGGATTTGTATAAATACTAATACAATCAATGTGCCATTCAGTGAGGCACGAACCTCATAGTGAGAGGATAGCATATATGATTTCAATCTAGGGATAGTGAACTAGAATTTTGCAAAATTTTATTAAATATATTTTCTTTAGGAGAGAAAAATGGCAACAGTAATTCAAATCAAACGAAGCACAGGAGTATCCGCACCAGCAGTCTCAGACTTAGCTGAAGGCGAATTAGCTTATGTGCAGGATAGGTCGAATTCAGGTGCTGGTGCTAAACTATACATCGAATCAGTAGATTCTGATAACTCTACTCCATTAATTCAAGCAATTGGTGGTAAGTATTATACAGATATCTTAGCTGGTTCAGCTGCGACTCCTGCCAACTTTAAAGTTGGTAATGGTTCAACAGCAGGTGCAAGTTTACAACTATTAGAAGACAGTGACAACGGAACACATTTCGTTGGATTAAAAGCTGCCGATACAATAGCTTCATCAGTTACCTTTACACTTCCAGCTGCCGACGGTTCTGCTAACCAAGTGTTAGGAACAGACGGCTCAGGAACACTTTCGTTCTTATCAACAACATCTACGCTCGCAGGTGCAAGTGATACTAATATCACAACACCAGCTGATGCGTCAATGCTTTTATATGACACAGGAACATCGAAATGGATAGACAATGTTATGTCCGGCGATGCTACTATGACAGATGGTGGTGTTTTAACAATCGCAAACGATGCCGTTGAACAGGCTATGATTGCAGACGACGCTGTTGGTGCAGACCAACTTGCGGCTTCAGCAGTTGTATTTGGTTCATTAGCAGGTGCGATGGTACAAACATCAGGTGAATCATTTAGTGATGACGATGTCTCATTAATGACTTCAGCTGCAATCTTGGACAAAATCCAAGCAACTGCAACACTAGAAGACTTAGATGTCGCTGGTGATTCAGGAACAGGTGCAGTAGATTTAGACTCACAATCATTAACAATCGCTGGTACAGCGAACGAGATTGAAACATCTGCTAGTGGACAAACTATAACAGTTGGTCTTCCTAACAATGTGACAGTCGCAAACAATTTAACCGTTTCAGGAAACTTAATATCAGACGATATTACAACTGCAACTTTAACAACATCTGGTAACTTAACAGTCACAGGAAACTTGGCCGTTAACGGAACTACAACTACAGTAAACTCAACAACAGTAAATATTGCTGACCCTGTATTTGAAATTGGTGACGATTCATCAGATGACAACCTAGACAGAGGTATTAAATTTAAATACAACTCTGGTGGTGCAAAGATTGGTTTCTTCGGAATGGATGATACTGACGGTTCTTTTGTTGCTCTATCAAGTGCAACAGATAGTTCATCAGTATTCTCTGGAACTGCAATGGCAGGTAAATTCGGCAACTTAACAGCTGCTGGTTTAGCAATGTCAGGAAGTATTTCTTCTTATGCAGGTTCAGCTCCAACAGATGGACAGTTATTAATAGGTGATACAGCTTCAGGAATAATGGACGCTGCTACTCTTACTGCTGGTGATGGTATTGACATCACTAACGGTGCAGGTGCAATTACGATTGCTACCGAAGTGGGTACTGCTTCTAACTTAGGTTCTGTAATTATCGCAGTTGGGGAAGGCATGGATGTGGCTTACTCAGGTGGTACTGCTACTCTTTCAGGAGAGGATGCAACTACAACCAATAAAGGTATTGCAAGTTTTGCTACAGCAAACTTTACAGTATCAAGTGGTGCGGTTTCTATCACAGGTATCGATGGCGGTACATTTTAATAACGCTTAATCTAACGGAGAATTCAGATGGCAACAGTAATACAATTCAAAAGAAGTTCTACTCAGAATAGTGTTCCTGCTACTAGTGATTTAGCACTAGGTGAATTAGCAGTCAACACTTACCACGGTAGATTCTATACTGAAAAGAACGATGGTTCTGCTTCAGTTGTAGAAGTTGGGTCTAACCCAGCATCTCTTACTGTTAACGACGCATTCTCATTCCCAACTGCTGACGGTTCTTCGAATCAGGTCTTAAAGACTAATGGTTCAGGAACTTTAGCGTGGTCAGACCAACCAAGTTCAGGCATGGTAGTATTTACATATACAATGTCTGGCACTACAACATCAATCACAGGTAATGATGATAGTTCAAACTCATTATCATATACAAGTGGTTCAGAATCAGTATACATCAACGGTGTTAAATTAGTTGGAGGTGGTGCAGACTATACTGCAACTAGCTCAACAGTTATAACACTTGCTGAGAATGCTGTATCTGGTGATGTTGTTCAGGTTGTTGCAATAACAGCGGCTAGTAATCTAGTCCAAGGTTTCTTCACAACAGGAAGCTTTACAGCTACTACTGCAGACCAGGTCTTATCATCAAACGCAGTTGCGAACAAGGCAGTTAAGTATGTTATTAACGCCACACACGCGTCAGCAGGAACTCACGCAGCTGAGGTCCTACTGATTAATAATGGTACAAATTCATATTTTGTGCAATACGGTGATGTTTATTCATCATCTTCATTGTTTACTTTGAGTTCAGATATTGATTCAGGAAACATGAGATTACTCGTGACTCCTGCCAATACTAACACAACGATAGACACTTTCCAAATTAGACATAGTTAAGGAGTAGAAAATGGCTAAAACAAACGCATTTAAAATCGCTGAGTTAATAAGAGTTTTCTCTTATGATTCATCTGCTGATGTTATCACTACTTCTAAGGAACTAGATACTAAACATAGAACTTCAAGTTCTTTGACAACAACTGCAACTACAGAGGTAAATTTAGATACCTTTGCTCATGCTTCTTATAGAGCAGCGAGATACATTGTGGCAATGTCAAAGGGTTCTGATTTCCATTCTACAGAGATAGTATTAGTTCATGACGGAAGTGCGGTGACAATGACTCAGTATGGCACACTCAAATCGGCCACTTTGGCATCATTTGATTCAGCTATTTCTGGTTCAGATGCACGATTGAGGGTAACTCCAGCGTCAAGCAGTTCTACGGTTATTAATATTCATAGAGTATTAGTTTCAGCGTAAGACTTCTTTATATTATTCGAAAGGGGAACTTAGTTCCCCTTTTTTTGGTCTACAAATCTTATAAATAGTATAACACAAGAGATTCTTTTATATGGCAACAAAATCTAAATTTTATGCAGACTTAGGATTAGAATCAGCAAGTAATTTGCAAGTTGATGGTAATGCAACCATTACAGGTAATTTAACTGTAAACGGAACAACCGTGACAGTTAATAGTGCCACAACTTCTGTTGCTGATTCAATGTTAGAACTTGCAAACGGCAATACATCGTCAGATACACTAGACATTGGGTTCTACGGAAACTATAATGACGGTATTGGTAGTGAAAGTGGTGTTTCAGAATATACAGGACTCTTTAGAGATGCAAGTGATTCAACATGGAAACTATTTGATGGTTTAGAAGTAGAACCAACTTCAACTGTTAATGTTTCAGGAACAAATTATGCACTTGCAGACATGCAGGTAGGTGACTTGACAGCAACAACTATTACTGCAACAAACAGTATTACAGGTGCTTCGATAGTCTTTCCAACCAGTGACGGAACTAGTGGACAAGCTATTGTGACTAATGGTTCAGGAACTTTATCATTTGAGACCGTCTCAGGTGGTTTAGATGGTGGAACATTGACAACAACTTCAACTTCTGAAACTACAATGGATAGTTTTGTAATATCAACATATAGAAGTGGAAAATACCAAATCTCAATATCAGATTCAACTAGTGGAGATTATCAACAAACAGAAATCTCAGTAGTTCATGACGGAACGAGTGCCTACTTTACCCAATACGGAACGATAACAACAGATACAAGTGAATTGGCAACATTTGGAGTTGATATAAATATCAATACCTTACGAATCAGGATAACTCCTGCTTCATCTAATTCAACTGTATTTAAATTTAAGAAAATACTTGTAGATATTTAAATTTAGTCCGTGCCGAGAGGACACAACTATTATAAATATCTGTATACTAACACATTCTAAACTAGGACAGATATATGGCAACAACAAATACATTTGTAGTAGAATACGGATTGACAGTTGGAACAACCGAAGTTATAAATTCATCAGGAAAGATACAAGCGGCAGCTATTTCAACCTTAGATTCAGATGACCTTTCGGAAGGTTCTACAAATCAATATTTTACTAACGCGAGAGCAAGAGGGTCTATATCCTTAGCTTCTGGAGAGACAAATCTCAGTTATAATTCTACATCTGGAGAACTTAGTCTACCAACAGTTAACGGAGGTACCATCTAATGGCGGGTGAAAAGAACTTTAATATTAAAAATGGACTATCAGTTCAAGGCGTAGAAGTAATAAACTCGTCTGGTGACTTAGTTGCCGGCGGAGTTGGAACAGCAGTTCAAGAGGCCATTGCAGATAAAATCGGTGGAATACTCAGTGCAACAGGTGGTGCAACTGCAACATACAATGATGGTGCAGACACTATCGTTATTGATGTTCCAATTACAGATGAAGATAACATGGCATCAAACAGTGCTACTGCTATTCCTTCACAACAATCAGTCAAAGCATATGTAGACTCTCAAATCTTAACAAAAGACAATACAGATGAGATAACAGAGGGTTCAACTAATTTATATTTCACAAACGCAAGAGCAGATGCCAGAATTGCAAACGCAATCAAAGATGAAGATAACATGGCATCAGATAGTGCAACTCATGTTCCTTCACAACAATCTGTTAAGGCTTTTGTAGCCACACAACTTGCAACTAAAGACGCATTATCAGAACTTTCAGGTGATTCAGACGATATCACAGAGGGTACAACAAACTTATTCCATACATC